CCTCTATTGTATTCCTGTTCCCCGATTTTATTGAAATCCTCTAGTCGCATGTTTGCTAGGTTATTGATGTTCATTGTCTTCCTTTACGTTAAATTGTGTTCTTAGGTACTGTGCGTACTTCCTTCCAAACTGGAAGCACCACTCTTGTGGCATATTAGAGCTCTTCTTGATGTCTAGACCAAGATTACGCTCTATATGTTGAATGATTAGCTCTGCCTTATCCATTCTCTTCCCCCACAATATGTATACTTAGTTTACCACTATCCTGCATCTCTTGAATCCACTCAGCAGCAAACTCATCCATCTCAGCACGTGCAGCAACCTCTTCAGGAGCATTATAGTCATATGCCATCTCTTTGGCATGCCACTCACGTACGGTCTCTAGTGCCTCGTCTAGGCTCTTAAAGTCCTGGCTACGTCCTTCTTCACAGAATACGTATGAGTAGATGCAGACATTCATAATAGGGACCTCAGATGGATTCTCAGAACGATCCCAATAGTTTCCATACTCTAGGCTAATCCAGCCTTCAGAAGACTTACAGTGACTTTCGTAGGAGAAATAGTGCTGGTAAGCCTCATCTAGCAAACGGCTAATCTCTTGTAGCTTTTCAATAGTATCCATTTTATTACTTTCTGTTATGTGGTAACAATTGCCTTCGTGGCAATTAGGGCAATCTGGCTTCATTTACTTCTCCATCGATACTATCTTTCAACCATTCCAAACGGTCTACAACTTCTGGTAAATCGCTGTTTTCGATAAACTGTTCTAGCAACTTGATAATGCGTTCTACCGCTCTATCATCGCCATAGCAAATAGGACAGGTAAACATTTCAGAATAGTAATAGTCACAAAGTTTACAATACTTACGCTCATTTAGGGTACGGTCTGCCACTTCTGGCTTTTTACCCCAAACTTCTGCCTGTCTTGGATCATTCATTAGTTCTCCTTGTGTGTAACCCAGTAGTACTGGCAACGGTCACAGCATGGTTCATTGTTAGGACTGATAACAGCCTTAGCAAAGTTGTGGTAGTAGATATCGTCTTTACGATACAGGTTAGCCTTGTGTGTAGTAGTAACCTTAGCCATAATGTTCTTATCGTTATACCATTTAGGCAGTCCATTACCCCATTGGTCGATTGTACGTACACGTAGTTGGATTAGGTTATCTTTGTTCTTATCAGTCTTAATACCCCTGCGATCTGCCTCACGTAGCATGGCTAGTATGTAGTCAAATAGGGTATTCTCATACCCACGCCACATCTTAACAGCAGGATGGTTACGCCAACCAGCTTTAGGGTCAGGATTCATAAGGACATTCATAATCTGATAGCCCTCTAGGATTTGCTTATTTAGGCGTTTACTATCCAGAGCATTAGCAGATTTGTCAAAGTCTTTATATGGGAGAAAGGTTTGCATTATTTCCTTAAATGAAATATATTTTACGTTTAATGTAAGTATACTAGAGAATAGGGCTTGTGTCAAGCCTATGTAACCTCTTATTTACCGCCGAGCTTTACAGCTCAGAAGGAACCCAAAGAACATCATTTCCGCCGTTTGCAACCCTAGCGAGAACGAACATTAAGTCAGATAATCTATTTAGATACTTTGGCACAAGAAGGTTAGTATCTCCCTCTTGCTTTACGATCTCCCAAACAGCCAGCTCAGCCTCTCTGACCTCACAACGAGCAACGTGCAGGTGAGCAGCGAATGGCGTACCACCAGGAAGCACAAATGATGTTAGATTAGCTAGCTTAGCATTGTAAGCATCAATCAAGTTTTCTAGACCAACAATATGGCCCTCAGTAATTCTCAAAGCCTTGTCACGTCTTGTATTGGTAGGAACAGATAGGTCAGCACCAAGATCAAACAGGTCATTCTGCACATGCTGAAGGATTATTGCAATACCTGGAGTTTTGCATTCAGTTGCTGCAAGTCCAATGTATGAGTTTGCTGTATCTACCTTGCCAATTGCTCTAATGCGAAGGCTGTTCTTTTCAACTCTATCTAGGTTACCCAGAGATGTGTGACCTACGTCACCTGTCTTGGTATAAATCTTAGTTAGTCTAATCAATTATTCCTCTTCCGAAATTTCATCTAAGTAGTCCTCAAATAAGGCTACGATCTCTTCTATATAATCATCATACTCTATATCAAGGATAATGTGTCCATCAGGCATTTTGTGGATTTTGATGTCCTGCCCTATCCTGAATAGCACATCGCCTATCTTGTCGTATAAGTTCATAATGCAAGTATACACGATTTCTGGTATGATTGTTACATGAGACAATGTGTTGCTTTTTCATTTGATATGAATTATTATGACGGTGCCTGTGTGGCAGTAAAGTCATTCCTAGATAATTACCATGGTACAGATGTACTAGATGTTTTCTGTTTGGTTAGACCAGACATGATGGACAAAAGAGCTGAGTTTGTTAGAGATATTGGTAATCCCAATAATGCACAGATTCACTTTGCCTATTCCCAGAAATTTTTTGATATTGTTGAGAAGCCTAGTCTAAACGGTTCTTTACACATTTCAAGCCATGCATGGCAAAGACTATGGATGGGCTCAATCCTTGATACATACGATAAGGTTATCTATGTTGATGTTGATACTATTACACTTAGAGATGTTCAGCCAATGCTAGATTATCCATTGCGTAACAAGTTCTTGGCCGTACTAGAACATTCTGATGCCAACTTTGAGATTTTTGGCACCTACGATAGACCATACTTTAACGATGGCGTGTTCATTACTGACCTTAACTACTGGCGTGAGATTGATATGGAAGCTTTGGTTGTTAAGGATATCCAAGAGCGTGGTGAAACTCTCTATATTGACCAAGATGCACTTAACTCAATTATCATTGATCATTGGTCACCTTTGCCAATTAGTTTTAACACTCTTTCTTGGACACACCAAGATAAGATATACTCAAAGAAGAATTGCAACCCAATCATTGTTCACTTTGTATCATCGCCTAAGCCTTGGCAGGGTTCAGACTATTCTGAGTCTCCTTGGGTAGCAAACTGGCATGAGAAGTTTAAGGAAGTTGAGTGGAATCGTGAAAACGAACCAATCTTTGAAAGTGCTTGATATGCCTGAATGGAAGTCTAAGGTGCTAAATGCAGTAGCTTGGCTTCTTGGTATGCGTGGAGAGAATGTAGCATGCATTACTTTTAATTTTGATTATAGAGATATTGGTGCATATAAACAGCATGTCTGCCAAGACTGCGGAAAGGAAGAATGTAATGTCTGCAAAAAAGACTAAAGAAGTACTTAATGAAATAGATGGGGTAAAGCTAGAACATAGCGAAGTTACTCTACATGTTGGACACGAGAAGGGCACTTGTCAAGAATTCTGGTGTACCCTACATAATCGATCACCACACCCTATGCGTTATATGATGCAATTCTGGCGTACAGAAAAGCAAATGATGGAGCGTATTTGTTCTCATGGAGTTGGACACCCTGACCCAGATGAGCTAATTACAAAAGATTGGACCCATGGATGTGACGGTTGTTGTGATATTGCTATGGAATATCTTCGTATGAATAAGCGTCTTGACGTTTAATAGCAACCTGAATGCCCTCGTAATCTAAACTAGCATTCTTTTTATTATTGCAATACCCATGTGATGGCCTGGCATTCTCAAGAGTGTCAGGTCCTCCTTTTGATAGTGGCATTAGGTGATCAATCTGCAACCCATATTCCCAACCATCTTTTCCACACTGTCTTGGTGCATTAAAATCAATAGGCTTATTACAAATGTGGCAGTCTGAACCATACATGTCTATTACCTGCTGGTCTGTGTAATAACCCACCTCTACGCCTAGACTTCGTGCTCTACGCCTACTAGAGGATCTATTGTGTTCTAGTGCCTGACGCTTTCTCCAGGCCCTTCTGAGGACATTTATCTCGCTATTACGTTCCAGTCTTTGAAGCTTCCAGTGGGCCTTCATAGCCTCTCTACAAGGGTCACAGGGGATTTCTTTTAGCTTACGTGTGTGTAGGTTGTACCCACTCATTGTCCCATGCTCTATGCTAGTCAAGAACCACCACACAATACTGTGAGGTTGCATCTATGTTTGCATGTGCAAGTTTATTTGTTTGTGGCAAAAATACAAATTTGCTAGGGTTTAGCTCTACATAATTAAACTTATTTAAGATAAAGCTTAGTGATCCAACATTGTAATACTTGTATATGTCATTATCATAGAAAAAGTTTGATATTTTTATCTTAAAAATTGTGAGAGGATCCGTGTGTTCATAGGGGCTTTCTTTTATACCAGTCATTGGTATGTTTATTGGACTAGACATATCTACCCCTGCCTCTAAGGCTTGTTGTATAACAATTCCAAACTTTGATGGTTCTGTAATAAAATTATTTATTTCACTCATTTAATATTTGCCTTCTTGCATATAAAATCTGCATAAAAATCATGGAAAGATTCTCCAGGATGTACATTGTCTTTGGCTATAAGAGAATATTTTTTGCCCTTGTTCTTACCAGTATCATATTTAAATACTGCTTCTTCCATTTCGCTTTCACTGAAGTAATGAAATGTTTCAAAATCTTTTAGAATTTTAATTGTCTCATCACCAAGTTGCTGAGACCAATCATCTCTTTCCTCTGTAGTTCCTGGATAATACTTCTTTTCATCTTGATCTGGATAAATACTTTTAGCTTCTCCACCCTTAAATGTAGTGATATCGTCTGGCTTTAACGGCCATCCAAAAACTGGAATCTCCCAAGTAAAACTATAAAGCTTAATATTATTTGACTTACAGTATTGCTCAAGCCAAGAGTATGATCTCCATACCATAAGCTGAACATGCTTATAGTCATTTCCACAATACTCTAAATCTCTAGAAGCATTTGGAAATAGAATATAGATTTCATCTGGGTTTCCATAGTTGTAGATATACTTAAATATTTGATCAACAATATCTGTTATTGATAGTCCAGATACGCCAATGTTGTAGTATCCAGACGTTCCAGACATTCTTTGATGTGTCTTATATGCCCAAGTTTCTTCTGGCTCTAGGGCTTCTCCTGAAGTAAAAGAACAGCCAGCAAATATTACATGCTTACCATCATGGTCTTTTGTAAACTCATCACAGCGATACAGCCATTCTGCACCAATCCAAGAATTTAGCTTATATCCAATCTCATTACGTATTGGCTTACCTTTACTATCATCAATTTGTCTTATTTCTTTTAGATGTGAATTTGGTCCTGTAAAGTGTTGCATAAAGTTTTCCTGTTCTATCACTATATATTCTACCATGAATACGAATTGTGGCGATACCGTTTCTGATACCGCCACAACCCATCTATATTCAATTGTTATTTAGTTATTAGTTTGGGAACTTACCCATCCATTCCTTTACCAAAGAAGTAACTCCGTGCCATGCAGACCAGTTTTGGCCTCCATCCGACATGAAGTAGGCAATCTCAGCATTCACAATTGGATCATACAGATCTGTATATGATTTCAAGTCGAACTTGTCCAATCGATCCTGCCCAAGCGAACCAATCATATTGATTTGAAAAATTCCATATGAATTGTCTCCTGTGCTTGCGTTACGATTGTGAGCCATTGGTCGCCCATTTGACTCCTTCATCGCAATTGCCCATGCTTCCTTTAGATCTTTGCCACGGAACCCAACGCTGTATAAAACATCTTTGAGTTCTTGAGCCGTAAGCATGTCATTAGTGTCATACTTTGTCTTAGAAACGGTTTTTGCTGTGATTGCAGCCTGTTCTAAGGGGCTTGGCTTTGTTGTCACGCTAACATTCAAATACTTAGGTGCTGTATTTGAAGAAGCAGTTAGTGTGGCAGCGTTAGCGTTTGCACTTGAAGCAACAAATGCCAACATAACGACAATGGTACTAAAGGCAAGGCCAATCTTACCGTTGTTTTCTGGTTGTATCATTCGCTTCCTCCTTAAGAAAGACAAAGACACCTTTTAAGGGGTGTCCTTGTATATACTATTCTATCAGCTATTGATATTGATGTCAAATATTAGATTATAAAATGTGAATTAAATCACTTCAAATGATGGATACACTTCGTTACATGAGTAGCAGTAGTGCGTATGTCCAACATCCTTTAGACCACCAAGGGCAATCTTTTCCAATTTTGCTAGATCGATCCACTTTGGTGTTGGATATCCATACAAAATTGGTGCCATATTTTCATTGCCACAAATTGGGCATGGCGTTATTTCTAATTCTTCCATGGTCATTCTCCTATCATATCTCAAAAGCATATTGCTTGTCAAGTGTGAACCACATTGGTAATGAGTATCTATCTTGCTCTATATCTGAGACAAAGTGTTCATCTTCCAAAGAGTTAAAGATTATTAAGTCACCCATTTGTGGTGTAATCTCTATCTCAGTATCAGTGAACCCAATAGATCCATTATTGTCTAAATCATTTAAATATAGCATAGCTGTGTATTTTAAATGACCGTTTGTACCCTCGCAACCATCCTTGTGAGGCGTTAGCTTAGACCCTGGAACCTGCTTAGACAGGAACCAGGATGTTAATACAACATCACCTTCAAGATGCTCAGTTACTTTATTAAAAATAGATACAAGAGTATCTTTTACTGGACTAACTGCATCCATAGTAAAAATTGCTTGCTCAGGTAACTCTTCGTCATAGCCAAAGCGAAGCATATATCTTTTTCTATCATCACGATATATAAATATATTAAGATTGTTTTCGATAAAGTTGCACAATTCTTCAGCAACATCTTTGCTGATAAAATTATTAATTACCTGTATCATATTATTCATTATATCACGATTGGCCTCCCCAGTAGGATTCGAACCTACGACCTACGGATTAGAAGTCCGTTGCTCTATCCAGCTGAGCTATGGAGAGTTGGTAGGGCAGGTGGGACTTGAACCCACGACAACCACCTTATAAGAGTGGTGCTCTAACCGACTGAACTACTGCCCCAAGACTTTATATCTTGGACTGTATTCGTTCGATTACTGCCTTAAGATAGTAGCCATAATATGGATCTTCATCTTTATTTGCATACAGTTCAGACTCCAAATCTTTAACAATTTCGTTATATGCATGGAGCCTTTGATGCTTTTTTTGATCATCCATTAGTTGTTGTGTAATGTGCAAATAGCCATGTGGCCAATTGCATTTTAGCTCAGTACTTGTCATGGGTAATATCATGCCTATCATCAATATACTTGTGAATCTTTCTTAATGTACGTGCTTTAGAGATTCCAAAAACTGCTAAAGCAAATACAGCATTCCAAAAAAATTCAGCAACAATATGGTCAATGCCAAATACAACTTCAAATAGATGGTGTTCCATTATTCCTCAATTACAGCAAAGATATCACGGTAAGGTAGGATAATTAGCTTCTCATGCTTGTGTTCAATCTCAGTACCTGAATACTTTGAATAGACAACCTTATCCCCTGGCTTTAGGTCAATCTTAACCTTGTCGCCATTTGCAGCAGTAAATCCTGGACCCACTGCAACTACGATAGCTTCGGTTGGCTTCTCACCAGCTGCTGATGTAATAATAAGACCGCTTGCACTAGTCTTTTCTGCTTCTTCGATAGGCTTAACTACTACCTTATCTTCTAGTGGCTTAATCATTGTTCTCCTTAAATTTTGTGTACAGTTCCATTATATGTGGGAAGGCTTCATTTGTCAAGTTTCTAACTGCCTTTGCATACTCTTGAATTTCCCATTGTGCATCATGCTCTAGACGCTGGTCAAGGAATGTCATTACGCCTTGAAGCGATACCGTCCAACGCCAACGCACATACATACCATATGCAGGCAAGAATAGACGTGCCAACTCTGGTGCAACATTGTCATCCATTGCTTGATGGTATAGGCTTGTTCCTGATGCTACTGTTTGAATTAGCTTTTCAAAATACCAAGCACCCTTTTCTTCATCAATTGGTTCACCGCTACCCTGTTTGCTATTTTCTGGCTTACTACGCCACTCATCAGATAGTGGTATGTAAAATTTTTCATCTTCTGTAATATATCTACGAGATGATTCATTCCACCCATTCTGATCATCGACATGGGTTGATGCTACTGCGTACTTCCACCATTGTCTTGCAACGAATAGAGGTGCATAGACCTCAAAGGTGAGTGCTGCATGGCGGAAAGGGCTAGTATGTCCTTCACGGATAAGGAAATTAACAAGTTTCTCATCTCTTGATTCAAACTCTCCTGATTCTTTATCGTATGATACACGTGCTGCATTTACAATAGATAGGTCATCGCCCAGTGTATCAATAAGTCGTACATACCCATCATCCAGAACCTTGATTGGCTCTGGGGTTTCTTTTATCATAATTGTCATACATAAATTGTATCGGAAAGTCACAAAAAAGTCAAGCTAGGAGTATAGTATAATTAGATGTATACGTTAGGAGATTGCTCTTGTCAGCAACGGTAAAGAATATAGTTCCAGTAAATGGATGTAATAGGCTAAAGATTCATCACTCTGAGTTTGCTCAAATAAATAGCATTGGATCAAAAGAGTTAGTCATTAGGGAACCAGCTTTTCTTTGGAGTGGCAGAGGCATTGGGTTTTACCATGTATTTATAGATTTGTTAAACGATTGGCTTATTTGTAAAGAAAACGTACCAGGGATTAAACTATATATTTTAAATGGAGGGCCTGATTCCTCTAACATTTTAAAAGAGATGAGCAAATTTCATTACGAACTTCTCAATATGCTTCCAGTGGAAGATATCATAGTAGAAACAGAATATAAAACTATACAGTTTAACGATTTATACTTTTGTTCTAATGAGATGAATTTTGCTATAAGCGATAAGCTATTCCCAGACCAGAGAATTGGCACTGTAAGTGGACACATGAACCCTAGATTCTATGAATGGCATTCGTTAGCTTTTAAAAATTTAAAGAACTTTTTTAAAGATCATTTATATATTGGAGATCCATATCTAAAGCTATATGTTTCTAGAAAAGAAGAGCATAAAAAAATAAATGATTTCTTAAACATAAAAAGTGATGAAGATCGTGATTCTGTATTCCAAAAGACAATGCTTGGAGAAAGTCAGTATGAGGAAAGAAGCATATATAGGTATTTTGATCCAAAAGAAGAAGAAAAGATAGAAGATTTTTTCAGAAATATGGACTATACGATTGTAGATTTTTCTAAGATGTCCTTGCTTGAGCAGGTACTTATATCATCTTGTGCAAAAGTAATGGTTGGTTTTCATGGTGCTGGGATGCTAAATGCAGCATACATGCCAGAAGATTCTACGGTGATGCTGATGAATACGTGTAATGTAAATACTTTTTATCATACTGAGCTACACAGGATTGATAGACATAAAGTATTTGAGTTTCCACCACGAGGTGTTGCACCATCAAAGCCAGGAATAAACGCATCTCTTAAAGAATTAAATGTAGATGCAATAAAGATCCTAGGGGTAGACCACATAGTGCAGTATACGGCACAAGATATCATTGACTATATAAATAATAATGACTTTATTATTGGTAATCTTTAATTAGCAACAGATAGTCTTTCGAGGGCCCAGCCTAGGACCTCTACTGCAATAGTGTCATGTTGCTGATCCTTCTCTAGGATTAGCCCCTGCAAAAATTCTGTCATTGTTGCACGTTCTTCCATGGCACCAACAGTATAGATCTCAGATGTTATGCCATCTAGCCTATCCATCAGCATCTTATATTGATGATCAAAATCGTCCATATACATATTATACAGCTAAATTTGATATAATATACTTAATGAATCAATACTCTGAATTTCAGGCATACAAGGAAAAGCTTGGATGTAAGGATTGTGGGGTCAAGTATCCGCACTATATCCTTGAATTTGACCATCGACCAGGGGTTAAGAAGATAGACCTTGTATATCGTGTTCTAAAGAAATACGGTAAAGATGCAGCTTGGAAAGAAGTAAAGAAGTGTGACGTTGTTTGCTCAAATTGTCACAAAGAGCGAACATATTTTAGAGAAAAGAATTTGTATGACTAATGGACATATCATCTATATTGGAAAGCACAAAGACCTGTATCTTGATATGTTTAAAGATGAGATAAAGTCTTTTGTTGATGTGCAAGGTGTAAACTTAAATATTTGGGAAGAGTCTGATATCCGTAATCTTTTGAGCACAAAGTTTGATGAGAGTGTATTAAAGGCCTTTGACTCCATACAGCCATATGCACTTAAAACTGATTTAGCAAGATTTTGTATTCTTTATGAATTTGGTGGAATATATTCAGATCTTGGCCTAACCTTTTTAAACAAATTAAAGACTGATGGCTACGACCTAGTTTTGTTTCGTGACATACCAATAGAAAGTATTTATGAAATAGACTGTGCTATACAGATATCTCTTATGTTTTCAAAACCAAAAAATGATCTTATGTATAAAACAATAATGGCTTTATCAGAGATTTATAATACAAAGCAATATGGGGATAACCCAATGTATCCAGGTGGAGAGGTTCAGCTCGGCAAGATAATCCTTGAAGATAATCAATATTCTATATTTTTGGGTAATTTTGGAGAGAATTTTACAAATCTTGAGGATGTTCTTGGTGATAGAATAACCCTTAGCTACTGGCAAGATGGTATAATTGTATTGTTTAAAAGCTTTAGAAAAAATGAAATCCTTAAGAATTTAGATATACACAAGACAAACTATATCCATTCATGGTTTCACAAAACACTCTACGAAGGGAACACAGATGAAGCTAATAACTGATCATTTAGTTGGAAGCCCTGACGCAAAAGAACTTTTTGATATGGTGATTGCTGATGCAGGAAAAAAATGGCATCTAGCATATAGAACAGATGAGCCTGGTGGAGAATCTAAAAACATTATAGATGGCATAGAAGAGTCTTATCAGTTTGTTATGGTTCCAGAACTGTGGGACCCAATATATCAAAAAGCAATAAATATTTTTGAGCAATCTGTTAAAAACAGTAATGTGCCATTTTCCAAAATATTAAGAATTAAGTTTAATATTCTTCCCAGAGGTATTGATTCGTCAAAGTATCATACACCTCACATTGATCAGGATAGGCCACACAAGGTTTTTCTTTACTATGTGAATGATTCTGATGGAGACACTTTCTTTTTTAATGAGAAATTCCCAGAAAATCCACAGACATTTACCGTTGAATCTCAGGCTTCACCAAAGATGGGAAGGGCTGTATTTTTTGATGGGTATACCTATCATGCATCAAGCTCACCCACACAATCAAAAATGAGATGTATTCTCAATATAGACTTTGAATAGGAATAACATGCACAAGATAATTATTAACTCTGTACCAAGATCAGCATCTCAGTTTATGATGGATGCAATTAGAGACATGTTCTATCATAACGATAGAGACCATAAGGACTATGCAAATTCTGGTGAATGGGCACATGACAATAGCTTTATCAAGGTTGCTCACGAGCCACTTCTATTCCTTGCAAATTTTGATGACATATATCAAATAAACATACTTCGTGAACCTGTAGACTGTATTTCATCACAAGTATTCAAGTCAGCGTATGGATTTGGTGGATCAACAATTGTTGGTAGGCCAGAGATTGTAGATGGAAACATGGAATTCTTTAGAACAAAAAAGAACGAATTCCTAGAAGAGTCTATGTATCAAGAATCAAAGATGTGGATGGGATACACATATGGTGCAACTAAAAATATTGCAAAAGTAATTCCATTTACATTTGAACAGGTCACGCAAAAGCCTGCTGAAGTTTTAGAAGCAATTAGAGATATTGTTAATTCAAATGATCCTACTAGACTCCGTGACCGTGAGTATTTTGACCATTGGCTTGATGAAATTAGAAGACATCACCAGAACGACATCAACTTTACCTCTGGTGCAGCCAATGGAATTCCTACAGAAAAGCCAGAAGAATTTTCTTGGGTAAAAGAAGCAGTAGAGTCCTACAGATTGATGCCAGAAATGAAGCAGGCGTATCAGGTAGCTTTGGACACATTTAAAGCTAGACAGCAGGAGCTAGGAATCAATATTGAAGTATAGCTTTAGTGCTTCTATTACTTCTTTTTTACCCATTTCGGCATAAAATTCTTCTGTCCCTCTTGTTTTATTTTTCAATGTGACTATGTCAGACTTGCCAGTTAGCATGAATCGTATAATTTCTTTTCTAGTCTCATCAGAATCTCTACCGCCAAATTGTTTGTCGTGATATCTAGCATTTTCTTTGCCATATAAAGATAGATTAGTTTTAGATACATTATGACCTATTGGGTATAGCAATGCATCATAGTATATGTTCCAGCCAGACATATATGTTCTTATGGTTGCCAACTGCTCCTCGCAAAACTGGTGCACATTTGGCTCAATTCCAACTTCTGATATCCACCTAGCATCCATAAAAGCAAAGTGACTAGTAAGCCATGTAGATTTGCTAAATGGTTTGCCATCCCATTTTCCATCGAACTGTGCCTGACGTATAGCACCATTGTGATAGCTTTTTAAATGATCATCATCAATTGCTGGAATCCATTCAATATAGGTATTGATCTCTCCAGTTTCAGAAGACAAGGTTGGCAACTCGCTCATAGGCCTTGACCAGACAACGTTATTTCCAAATTCTTTTTGCATATCACTATACCTATTGATCAATATTTGGTCCCAATACATTAAAAAATGCATGTGAGAATCTATCAATAGCAGATAGTCTTCATCTTTATGGTACTGAGATAACTCATACCTAATCCTGTTTACCCCTGGCCTTGTCTCTATATCATAAGACACAAAAGTAAATCTATCGTCTTCTTTATATTTATTAATAAAGTCATTAACATCAACAGTTTTATACTGTAGCCCAATAACAAACCTAAGTCTATGTGGATTGTAAGCCTTAGCTATGGCATCTTCTATAGTTCTTGGTAGGTCAAAATCTTCGTAAGCTGGCACTAACAACATAATTGTTTTATTGTTCATTAGGTGACACCACTATTGTAAGATATGTATAATTTTCTGGAATGCTGTCCTTAACATTACTTACAGAACATTTGATTATTCGTTGTGACTTATGGCCCATGTCAACTAATAGCTTTACTTCTCTTTCTGGAGAATATACTATATCAAGTGTAGGTAAGTAGCTATCTGTTCCTTGGTACAAAAAGACAGCCATTGTATCCTGATTTTTCATTAAGACTCTTAGAACATCTGCATTGATAAAGTCAATCATGCCAGCATATAAAAATGATTTTGTTGGGTAGCAGCTTAAAATTACTGCAGAAACTATTGCAGATACTTGTGGCAATACGTAGACAGAATGTCCACCATCTATAGCTTTTTTGATTAGTCTTCCACCAGGATCTGTTATAGCTGGATAACCATCTCCAGTCAGAATAGATACACTTTTATTGTTTAGGTCTAGTAGATCTTCGTGCTCATCCTCAACTTTATCTACTTCAATAAGTGTTTTGTTATTTATTCCAAGAGCTTTTAAAAAATCTCCGTCTGCCTGTTCATGTTCAACAAATATCACATCAGAGGATATGAGGGCATCTATTACAGACTGTGCTGTATCTTTTATATTGTATCTGTTGATACCTAATGCATATAAGTTACCCATTAATTAATTATATCAGAAATCCCCCACAGGCATTCAAGCACGAAGGCCACGGTCATAAAATAGGTAACTAATCCATCCTAAGCGTAGTCCTGTGGGGGACATTTAAATTATATCAGTCTTTGAGACTTTGTGTGATCTTTTCCAAAATCAGAAAACAAAGATTTTGGCTTTATACATTTGTCACACTTACAGTTAGCATTCTTTGGATCATGATTTAGATATTGTGGCTTCTTAATTCCTACACTTGGGTTTAAACTGTTAGATGGATTCTCTGGAACATCTGATGTTTGAACAGAAGCTTCATCTGCTTTCTCTACTGGTACACAATTAGGGACCATCTGACCATTCTCTCCCTCTTTCATGCCACGCTGCACATAACCTTCCCAGCAAGGGTCTGCCTTGGTTATCTCATCGGGGCAGCAGGGCTGATCTGTCATTAGTCTTCTACCTCTATGCTTGCACGAATTTGCCAACAGAATTTTTGTGAAATAGTTTGGCGGTCTGCAAAGAAGTTTGCTAGTCCAAATTCAGATGCTGCAGTAGCAAGCTTGCCAGCAGTTACTAGGTCTGCAATATGCTTTTCAATTGACATGTATAGGTCAGCAAGCATTGGCTGTGGGTCGCCAACAATTACTGGCTCTCCTACTGAGGATGTATCAAAGAAATCTACTAGTCTATACGGTGCATATACCTGGAATACTCTTAGCCATTCTGCGTATGTGTCTGTAGCAGAGTCATAGTTCTCATAGATATCCCCGAAAAAATCGTGGAACTGCTTGAAGTCATCACCCTCTACGTTCCAATGATAACCATGTGCTTTAAACTTAAGGGCAATGTTATCAGCTAGCAGTGACCTGGTTACGTCAATAATGTTTTGATCAATCATATGATAAGTATATCATAATATGGCTATTCTATGCCGTTTAGGGCAGCAAGACGCTCATATTCTGATATCAGGTCCTGAACTGGTGTCTTGGTATCGGTGTCATCCTGAGATAGGGCTGCCCAGCTTTCTGGTTTGACTTCTATGTTCCTCAAGTGCTCAAAATATCTTTCAAATTCGTAGTTCCAAAATTTTGTTGTATATAGCATAATTACTGTTTGGTTTGGTTGCATCCAGACAGCATTAAAAATATTGCTACCCTTAATTCCAGCGACAATCTCAGCATCTTTGAATAGCTCAATTTGTTCCCAAATTGTCATACCACTGGGATCAACTATTGTAAAGCCTTTATTTTTAAAATATTCTTCAAGTATGTCTTCGTCTGCATACCTTCTTGCTTGCTTTTCTTTTGTATAGTAATCTGTTTGCTCACGTTCACGGATCTTTCTTAAATTTTTTGAGCTTCTTGTTACATATAATTTTTTGCCAGCAGTCACTCCATTTCCATAACGAAGTGAGTCTTTTAGATGGTTCATCATCTTTATATGCTCATCAATGACCTCTATCTGAGAGTATTGACAGAGTTCTTTTTGTATGACAAAAGGTATTGGTCTATCTGATTGCCAAAGGCATTCATTAGGAAAAGTAATTACTTCTTCAAACAAAACGTTTTGAAAGTGCGTATCAAATACAACAAGATTAGAATAGTTTTCAACTAGGTTGGCCATGTATGGTGATATGTCTTCTGATATACCCTTAACAGATTCTTTCCAGGATTGATTGGCACAAAATATCATCTTAATGTCAGGAACATATTTTTGTATGTAGTGAAAGTGTGCAAGAATATCTGTAATTGCATGATAGTATGGAACATTTGCAGGTGCAAGGAACACAGGCCCCTTAACAGTAACATCTGGACGTTTGGACTGTACTAGTGGATTATTTCCAGGGTGTGGCTGAGCAAAAAATCTTAGATTCTTAATCCTTATAAGTGGCAGGTATGTGTCTGGTAAAAATTGCAACTCTGATGAGTCTATAATCCAGTTATGTGCGTGATAAAACTTTTTTGGATCCTGAAAGCTTTCTTCATTAGTAATCATGTTTTGTCCTTATCTGATATACTATTATAGCAGAGAAAGATATAGGTAATATGACCAACATTGTCATTCCTATGGCTGGCCTGGGATCCAGATTCAAGAATATTGGAATCGATACCCCAAAGCCACTCATAAAGGTTAACGGAAAAACACTAATAGAACATTCAGTAGAGACTCTTGGACTTGGTAACAAGTTTATTTTTATCACTAGAGACTACGAGGATCCCCACTATAATGATGCCCTAACAACAGTATTCAATAAGATGAATATTGATTATGTAGAGGTTAGAGTTAATGATCAGCAGCTTGGTGCAGCACATTCTTGTCTGTATGCTTCTGACTATATTAATAATGATGAACCATTAGTAATCACGAATTGCGATCAAAGTCTGAGCTGGGATGCCCAGGCATTCTTGAATAATCTTGATGATTCTGTAGATGGTTGTATTGTGACATACATCTCAGAAGACCCTAAGAATAGCTATGCTAGAGTCATTAATGGCAGTGTTGTTGAGGTTGCAGAAAAGAAGGTTATCAGCAATGATGCACTTGTTGGTGTCCACTATTGGAAACATGGATATGATTTTGTATCGTCTGCAAAAGAATTGGTAAAGGACTTTAAGTCCCATGGATTGCCAGAATGCTATGTCTCTATGACATATAACTACATGATCAAGAACAATAAAAAGATTACAACTTGGCAGATACCAAAGGCTAACTACCACTCACTTGGAACACCAGAAGATGTAGTTATATATGAATCAAAGATCAAAGAGTTTTATACAGATAAACCACAGACTATTTTCTGTGACATTGACGGAACAATTCTAAAGCATGTGCATGGATTTAGCTATCTATATGACAATGATCCTATATCGCTTCCTGGTGTTGTCAAAAAGTTTAATGAGTGGGATTCAAAGGGACACAAAATTATTCTAACTACCGCCAGAAAAGAATCTGCTCGTGAGATGACAGAAGAACATCTAAAGCGTCTAGGTCTATGCTGGGACCAGCTAATAATGGGTCTTACAAGCGGAAAGCGTGTCCTTATTAATGACAAGCTAAGGGTGGAAGATCCTGATCGTGCTGAGAGCGTAAACCTTATGACTGATGGTGGTTTTGACGTTATTGATTGGACAAGGTATAAACTATGATAGTTAAGAGATTAGAAGACAGCATTGGTGGCTGGTATATTGGAAACTTTCCAGCAGCTGCTTACCAGACAAAAGGACTTGAAGTATCATTAAAGATACACAAGGCTGGAGAAGAATGGGACTGGCACTATCATGAGCATCTAGATGAGATCAATCTTCTTGTGCGTGGTGAAATGATTATTCAGGGGCGTAAGCTAATTGCTGGAGATATTTTTATTCTAGAGCCAATGGAAATTGCTGACCCAACCTTTATAACAGATTGTGAAGTAGTGTGTGTCAAGGTTCCTAATTTTACTAATGATAAAATAGTAGTTAAGAGGGACAGATGATTACAATTGCACACCGTGGAAATATTACTGGACCAGATCCAAAATTAGAAAATAGGCCAGACTATTTGCTTGCAGCAATGGAAGCAGGCTTTGATGTTGAGATTGATGTTTGGGTTGTTAATGGAAGACCTTTCTTTGGGCACGATGAACCAAAGCATGACGTAACAGATGCACAGATAGTTTTATTTAAAAAGCGTGGATGGTTTCATTGCAAGAATGTTGAGGCTCTAAGCTATTTTGTCAAACATCATTCAGATGCAAACTTTTTCTTTCATCAATCAGATGAAGCAACACTTACTAGCCATGGATATATTTGGACATATCCTCACCCATCAGTGAGCGATGATTCAGTTGTCGTTCTTCCAGAAATTTATGGTAACAATTACGGCAACCCTTATGCAGTCTGTACAGATTTTTGCATAAAAAAATAGACCACATATTATTGTGGCCTATTCTTTATTAACTAATTACTTAGTAGTTGGCTTCTTTGCAGGAGCCTTCTTCGCTACTGCCTTCTTAGCAGGAGCCTTGCGAGGCTTAACAGCCTTGAGTGCAACCTCTACCTCTTCGACCTTTGGCAAACGACCAAATGCTGAATCATTAGGATTAATGTAGCGAATTACCACAGGAGCAATAGCACCCACTAGAGACCATACAAGGTCCTGTGGCTCTGTTACGCCTGCTAGGTATAGTGTTGATGCAGCACCAAGAACTGATCGTCCGTATGATGCAAGCATTGCTTTTAGTTGTGTATTCATAGTATCCTCCCTAGGACATTATTAGTATAGCATGTTTGGCTAGTTGTTTGGAATTTCATCTTCCTTCGGTAATACCGAAATTAGCTGGTCAAAGGCCACAGCCACGGCCTCCATAGACTTCCACTCACGAGTTTCACCCATAACTGTTCCATATGTTCTATGGTAGGTTATGATGGGTTCTACTGCTGTCTTAAAGTCTGTGATTGCTCCTTGAGTATTTTCAATATACTCAAAAGCAAAGTCTCTGCTTTTTGTCAGGAACTGGATAAAGTCCTCTGACTGTAAAGCAAAAATTTCTTTTTCTTTTTGATCTATCTTAGCAATTAGCAAATCTTTATCAATGATTAGCTGTGCTGCAAGTAGAGCAAGCTCTCTGTTTCTACCCTTATCTCTCAACCAATAATAAGACAAACTCATTAATGATCCAAGGTACAATATTCCAACGATGATTTCAACTATCATAGATCTTTTCCGCCTTCTCTTACCAATAGAACAATTGCTCCATTATCTTCTAGAGCCTTCTTAACTCTAATCATATACTCTACTGCACGTATTTTGTCTTCTCCAGTTAGCCTCATAAAATCTGGCTCACTAGCTTTTACAGTAAGAAAGTTTTCATTATCAATTAGAGTGACCTTAAACCCTTGTGGAGCAAGATGCCTAAGAGAATAAAAAGCTCGCTTCATTCCATCTGTATACATTAAACTTCCCTTACTGAAAGATTGCCCCACCTACAGTGACGCATAATTCTTCTATCTTGTAGATGAGAATCTTTGGGTATTGTTGGATGCTCCCAATCATGGATTGGAACATCGTCAGCAATCTTTAATGCCTCTTCTTCTGAATTGGCAAATACCCTAATAGTATAGTTATCCCTAATAAGAACAGACACCTCATACTCTGTATTGCCATCTCCAAATTTAGTTGCAGATCTTGGGCCATATCCATAACTAAAGTGTCTGAACTCCACATCCTTTAGTCTTTCAAAATCTATTTCTCTTGTAGTTGCGATGAAGTCGCCTGGTGATACATGAATATTAAATTCAAATATTGAAATATCTGCATGCCCAAAGAAAACAACACCAGTTATCATATATGAATCAAGAACATCATTAAATACATTTACGTGAGTAAACTTACTTTTCATGGCACCAAACAGCTCTTCTTTTATTCTAGAGTCGTCTGGATCATATTCAGCAAAAGTTTCTGTAGCATACATAAATGTAAGCTCTTCATCTAGAAATGGTCCAAGATTTGTATTCATATTAGCCTGTCGTCAGTCTCTTCCATTTCTGACCCCAATCCTTTTTGGTCAGATGCTTGCTAAACTCTCTAGAAATTTCTCCATTTTCTAGATAGATTCCTCCCCAGACACCCCAGGACTTTTGAGATACACCAGTAGCAAAGCAATCTCTTGCAACTGGACAGCTCATACACAAATCTTCAACAGCAGCTCTTACATTCTCGTCTGCTTCGTATTTGTCAAAGAATACCTCGGTATCCATGCCTTTGCACAGACCCTGATCTTTCCATTCAACAATAGGCATACTAACCTACTATCTTATCTGGAATATTCCATCCTGTTTCGGTAACTGGATAAACAAACTTAGTGTACCACTTGCCCCTAACATAGGCACCATTTGGCTTTGTGTACGCCCCAGGATTCCACTTGAGACTTACAACATCCCACCCATCCCACGATAGGTTCTTGTTGTTGCGTACGATGTTTTCCATTTCTTGCAATGACTTGATAATCATTATTGCTCCTTGTATATTTTACGGTTTGATTGTTTGGTTATTAATTAGTATCTATAAATCTGAACATCAACATCCTTATCACCAATACTGGTAACAGAATCTGGAACAGTTTCCTTTGGCACACAATAGAATGCATAATAGTCAATTATTGTGTAGTTTTGCTTAATCCAGCTTGGCGGAACCTTCACAAGCTTAGTCTTGATTCCCTTAGCCTTCATAGACCTCTCAGTTACATTGAGAAATTCCATTGCCATGCTATTAATTTTAAGTGGGCCTGCAGAATAGACTATAAACTCTTTATCATCTTCTGCCATACGAATTAAGGCAGAGCGAATTCCTGACAAAAAGATTTCATAGTCATTAAAGTTCTTTGTTCCCTGAACGACCACTATCATGGTTTTTCTCTTCCTCTCGTAGTATTTCTACTATTTCACTAATACGTTTTAATTGTACATCATCCATGGCCATTGTGTCAACTGCACGTGCATTTTCATGGTCAACGTGGTGATCAAGAATGTCTGCTGTATAGAATATGTTGTCTTTAATCCAGAATGCCTCATTCTCAGATATAACAACCTTAATGTGAAGTGAGTCATAAAGCTCTTGTGCCTGAGTTTTTTTCTTAGACAACTTAACAGCATTAATCATTTCATCAATAAATCTAGTTGGCTCAGTAATTCTCCATAGACGTGCTTGTGTATGGATTGGTGCTCTTAGATTTTTGTTAGTCTTGTTAGACAGCTGAGACGTAAATCTAGTAAACAGATACATGCATATAAATGCTGATACAGAACCAAGGAAAAACTCCATAGTCTTATTATACTCCTGTTTAACTATTTAGTTTTCTTAGCTGCGTTAGCTCTAGCTTTTGCTAGTGCATCAAAATCTTTAATTTTAGTTTCACCAAGATAGCCCCAGGCATAGCCCTCATTGATCATCTTGTTATTTAGTGATTCAGAACTATCATCTAGATATACCCAGCCAAGGATGCGACCATACTTCTCAGATGAATCCATCTTCTCAGTACGGATAACAACCTTCTTTGCTCCCTTAATGTTCTTCTTGAGGTATTCCTTAGCCTCAAGCCCAAGAGCCTTCTCTGCCTTGTCTGTTGTGCGTGACTCTGGGGTATCAATACCAGCCAGTCTTACACGTGACTTAAATAGGATATCAAACCCTAGATCAATTACAACGTCAATGGTATCTCCATCTACTACGTTGGTTACTTCATTTACATAATACTCGTACATTTTATTCTCCGTTCCATACCCAGACATTTCCAGTGTATCCAAGATTGCGTAGCTTATTCTCTAGCTCGTCTTTGATATTCCATGCAAATACTATTATATCAGTTGGATCAAGTTTTAGCATCTCGTCCATACTAACAATTGGAATATTTATTCCTGGTATGTTGTATCCTTGTTTTTCTTTTACATCGTCTGCTATTGCAGAAATCCGCTTAGTGCTAATGCCAGCAAAGTTAAGCATAACAGTTGACTTGGCTGATGCACCTACACCACAGATAACTGCTCCTGATTGCCATAGACTTTCTACCTTGCCCTTAAACTTATTAGCCTTATCTAAGATTCTTTCCTGAGTTTCTTCCCATTTAATTCTATCAATTAGGCCATACTCAATTTCCTCTCTGATTGCTGTTCTAACGCCCTCCAGAGGCTCTCCACCCTGCTTAATCCAATATCTATTAGAACCACCCTGTGGAGGCGTTGACTGCACGTTAAACAACGATAGTCCAAACTTGTTAGCAAGTTTTGCTACTGAGTATGCAGACAAGTAAGAATAGTGTTCATGAAAAATTACGTCAAAATGATCGTGATCAAGGATGTTCATTACTGTTGGATTTTCAATAGTAACTGTAGTATCTGATCCACAAAGAGCTGAAATACCAGCCATAAAGCTTTGGATATTTGGAGTATGTGCAAGAACATTATTTGCAATAATCCACTTTGGCTTACCCTTTAATCTAACAATCTCATTGGCTAGTTCAACGCTAAAGAAGTCAGTAATTACTGGAACCCCATCACAAATAGCATACATAGAGATATTTTCTGCAGGGTCAACACCAAGAACATCTATACCTTTTTGCTGCAAATACTTTAGTAGGTATCCATCGTTACTTGCAATTTCAAGAACCCAATCACCTGATTTTATTGTAGGTACCACATGCTTATCTGCAAAATCATGAATGTATTCTATGTATGACTTACTTGTTGATGTACGCCAATTATAGTTTTTGTATAGTTCAGATGGAGATAGGTCGTGAGATAGCTGACCTAAGCCACAGTCTTCGCACATAAGCATTCTATTCGGATATAGATAGCTTGGCTCTGTATCTTTAGTGAATGCCCCAGCAATTGGCTGAAGGCCAAGATCAATAGCAGGAAATAGTCTTGTGCTATTACATGCTCTACAAGTTTCTCTTACAACCATTCTGGATGCTCCATATACCATTCAACAATTTCCTTTAGCGATTCATCAAGATCATATGGTGGTGTCCATCCAGAATCGACCAGCTTGCTATTATCAAGTCCATAGCTTGAGTCGTAACCTGGTCTTGAAATAGATGAGTCTACCAGATTATATGAAATTGGCTTACCAATTATGTCAGCAATCTTCTGTGCCCACTCAAGGTTTGAATACTCAGCATCCCCTGCGATATTAAATCTCAAAGGTTTGTCTGCGTCTGATGGCAGTGGAAATTCCTGCGACAATGCATGTAGCAATGCAGATGCTTTGTTTCCTGCATAAAGCCAATAACGCTTTCCAATCTTGTCGCCATCATAAGTGTGTATATCTAGAGTCTCACCATTGATAATTTTCTTAATTGCCATTGGTGTAAACTTCTCAACATTCTGACATTCCCCAACAATATTCATTATGTTAACAATACCTACTGGAATACTATATGTTCTCCAGTATGAATAGATAATGTCTTCCTGTGCAGCTTTAGATGCACTATATGGATTGCTTGGAAGGTGTGTATCCCATTCAGTAAAATTACGACCTTGGTATGGACCAAACACTTCATCAGTCGAAACGTGGATAAACTTCTCTGGCTTAGCTTCACGTGCCCAGTCAAGCATGTGGCAGATGGCCTGAACATTATTAATAATAAATGGTGCAGGATTTGAAATACTTCTGTCTACGTGACTTTCACTTGCTAAGTTAATAACATAATCAATCTTTCCAAACTGCTTTGCAGTAACAGGTGAGATTGGTGCGGTCAAGTCACATGTTAGCAGCTTAACCCTGCTTAGCTTTTCCTCTGATCCACCAGTTGCAAAGATAATTCTATCTTGCAATCCATGGTGATGGAATGTAGTCAAACAAACTACTTCCCAATCTGTAGTATTCAGTATACGCTTTAGTACGTGGCTTCCTACAAAACCTGAAGCACCAGTCAGCAGAACTCTCTTAGTCATCTCCCTTGAGCCTATTCTCTTGCAATCTTTCTCTTTCATCGACAAATGAGTATGCAAACTTCATCATCTTGTCGTATCCTACGGCATTATCCATAACCTTGTTATAGTGATGTCCACAAAACAATAGGTCTCCAGTAACACCAGTTACCTGAACGTAGGCCTGAGCCCCACATGAGTCACAGCGATCATTTGCTGTTAGCTTATATTCCTTGGTATCTAACTGTTCCATATCTCATCCTTTGTGTTTCGTTTATAAAATCTTCAGAGCCAATGACGTAGTTCTTTCTATTTAGCTCAAACCAAAAATTTTCTAGGTTATTTCTATAGTAATCAATATACCAGTGTATTGCCTGATTGTCAACTTTATCCCCTGCAACTACTGCTCTAGAATATTTAATATCATTTACAACATCTTTAACGATTAAGATATTAGTATCTTTTGGGCCTAGGTGTTCTGGCATAGAATCATTAACTATCCACTCACACTTAAAGTCTTTACAGGGAAAATCTGGACGGTTTTCATAATCGTTACAGCCTTTTCCAATTGTTACAAAGAAACAAGGCTTGCCAGGGTACATGGAATGACCACGGACTTCTCCTTGAAGCCAACCTTCACAACATTTGGTGCAGCCTTCACAGGACTTCATTTTCTGTTGTCTGTGTTATAAAATCCACTGCCCTTAAACTGAATAGCAGGTGTGCCAAGAACTTGACGCATTCTATATCCACACTTTTCACATAAATGTTCTGGCGATGGATCATGAATACTTCTTGTTTCTTTAAACGAATGATCACATGATGTGCATGCATACTCATAAACTGGCATTATTTAATTTTCTTTCCCCATTTAGCCCATACACGTTCGTGTACAAAATAAAGAACTGACTCCCAAAATAGTTCAGCAAGAGCTGCAATTCCTGCAATCTCCCATTCACCAGTTAGGATCAAAATTGTTCCAGCAACCATAGACATGTGCACAAGCTGCCAACTAATAGTTTTAATAAGACTTCTCTTTTTGGATTCCATACTTCCTCCTAAAATAAATACCACAAAGGGTGGCATACTATATTAAGTATACCACCCAATGGAATAGTTGTCAATTAGCCAAGCTTAATTTTCTGACCAACAGCAATCTTATTAGCATCCTTAATTGCATTAAGCTTAACTAACTTATCAATTGTTGTCTTGTTCTTAGCTGCAATTCCTGCAAGGGTATCTCCTGCCTTAACAGTGTGTACCTTTGCTGGAGCCTTTGCAACAGCTGGCTTTGCAACTGGCTTTGGTTCTGGCTTAGGCTTCTCTTCTGGCATAGCTGAGTGTGCTGGTAGAGGCTGTGCAGGTGCGTCAGCAGGTGTTACTTCTTCTGCGGATGCCTTTACCTTTTCAGCTGCCATTAGGGCCTCTACAAAGCGAATTGGCTCAACGAATCCCTTGCCATCGGCAGACCATCCGTGCTCCTTGCCCTTCCAGATCTCCCAGTGTAGATGAACACCAGTTGACATTCCAGTAGTTCCCATCTTACCAAGAACTGTTCCAGCTGTTACTGTTTGCCCAACCTTAACCTGTAAAGATCCTTCTACCATGTGTGCATATAGTGAGGTATATGCAACACCGTCAATCTTATGCAAAAGAACTACATAGTAGCCAAATCCACCACCTGGTGCAGTTGACTTTTGTGCTTTTAGAACTTTACCATCGGCAAATGCTTCTACATACCATGGACCTTTGCCTAGTCCAAAGATGTCAGTACCATTGTGGTGCTTTTTAGTTTTCTGAACAGGGTGGATTCTCCATCCCATTAGGCTGCTTACCTTCCAGCCTTTGTTCTTTCCTCCGTCAATCGGATATTGATAGTTGGCCATTTGGCCCTCCTTCTGTACAATATATTTTAACACATTATACAGAAATGAGATCTATATCACAATTAACTACTTAACACCCTTTAGTCTTCTGAAAGTTTCTTCGTCAACAATGCCTGTTGGTTTGATCTTTTCTTTTGTTTGAAAAGCTTTAACAGCCTTTTCAGTTCCTGGACCAAACTCACCATCTGCATTGATCTTAAGTAAAGCCTGAACATTCTTAACAGACTGACCCTTTGCACCCTTTTTAATTGGCTTAAAGGGTTTAACTGGTGGAACGTCAATACCTTGTGATTTTGCGACTTCTGCAAGAGCCACCTTTTTCTCTTCAAGTGTTTTAACTTCTTGTGCTGGAGCATCTGGATAATCAACCACTCCATAGCCTGCAATGAATACTGGAAGATTTTTCTTATTTGGACCATAGGCACGAAGTTTCTTTGCACACTCGCCACCATTTGACTGGCTGCCCTTCTTGCCGTCTGCAGATGTATTTCCTTCGATGCACCACGCTGTGCCATCTCCGTTATCTTTTAACACCCATCCAACATGATCAATGTCACGTCCGCCTGGAAAATCAAAATAGACTACCCATCCTGCTTGTGGCTTGTTACCCTTTACTGGTAACCATTTATTAGTTTTCTTAAATGCTGCTACACCTGCTGGTGTATAAACTGTATTTGGAACTTTTACGCCAGCTTGATTTGCTGACCAGTTAACAAATGAGCCACACCATGGAAGGAAGTTTGCCTTCGTGTATGCCCCATACTTTGTTTCATTATCTTTTGGACCTTCTACGGTTCCAACTTCTTTCTGAATAATTTCTAGAAGAAGTTCTCTTGTTCCTTTTGCTGCCATATATCAGCCTCCTCTGTTGTTATACTAATTATATCATTAGCGACATATCTTAGTTTTGTAAGTGTTTTCCCACTCTACAATATCATTCTCATCATTTAGCAATGGCTGCCCCTTAACATTTAGGCTTGTATTCAATAGTACTGGAACTCCTGTTGTCTCGTAGAATTTTGTTAGCAGGGCATGTAGTCCAGGGTGCTGCTCTTTAGTTACAGTCTGCACTCTTGATGTACCGTCTACGTGAACCACAGAAGGAATCAGATCTGGCTTTAGACAGCGTGGGGTATACTGCATATATGGAGACTCATAGTTCATATCAAACCACTCAGAAGCATGCTCAGCTAACACTACTGGTGCAAATGGTCTAAAGAGTTCCCTCTTCTTAATTCTATTTACCTTATCTTTGATCTCTGGATCCCTTGGGTCTGCAAGAATACTTCTATTGCCCAATGCTCGTGGACCAAATTCTGCTTTTCCAGATGCAACTGCAACTACCTTATTTGTCATCAGCTCATCGAATAGCCTGTCTACTGGGTATTCTCCACCAAGATCATACCCAAGGTAAGGACCTTCCCACTTTACATGTTTTCCATAAAGTGCAAGGGCAGCACCAAGTGAACTGCCAGCATCTCCAGGATTAGGCATAATCCAAACATCTTTAAATAGACTCCAAAGCTTTGTATTTGCCTTGCTATTCAAAGCACAGCCACCCATAAATACTAGGTTGCTGTATTCTGGCAAATCTTTGCGTACCTGAAACATAAAATCCATTAGTCTTTCTTCATACACAAACTGAACAGCAGCAGCAATATCAAACTTGTCTTGCTCACTAACGATATTATATGGCCAGTCTGTTATACCTTTATGATAGTTATACTTCTGGCTATTTATGTTTGGAAAGTATGACAGCACTTCTTCGTAATAAGTTTTTGGATCTCCATACCCTGCCATACCCATAAGAATGTACTCATGCTCGTTTGGCTTTAGTCCTATTAAGTTAGTAAATGCAGTATAGAAAAGGCCAAAGCTTAGTGGATATTTAACTTCTTTAAATAATTTTATATCTTCTCCATCTGCAGTCCAAACCGTAGATGTGGCAAATTCTCCCATTGCATCAAGAACAACTATTGCTGCCTTGTTAAAGTAACTGGTATAGTATCCAGCACAAGCATGCGAGTAATGGTGCTTAAAAGATACGTCATATCTATGTGTTGGCTTCCAGTTAGCAGCACCACCATGTCTAAATAGTCTAAAACGCTTAAGCCATGGCTTTTCATAGTATGCAGTTACATCTGGCTTGCCATACTGCAGGGCATCTTTCCATAGCTCACTGTTTGTGTACCAATCATTCTTTTCTTTGCTATATCGTTCAGCGTGACCTGCAAACAAAATCTTGCCGTCTTCGACTACAGCTAGAGCTGCATCGTGGGATGTTTCATTGAATCCAAATACTCTCATCTTTTTACTCCAAAACAATTATCAAGTATATAATCACTCCACATTGTATGAAAATGTTCTCCAAAGTGAGAGTCATCTCTTGCTACCAAGCCAAAGTCCTTGTGCCCATCTCTTATTTCAATCATGTGAACTTTTTCAAATATATCGCCTTCAGTAACCTTATGAAATGACTTTAGTTTGTGATCAGCCAGCTCATCTATTGTATTTTCGTCACCCCAGCTATCCCATGTAATCATAAATAGATCTATTCCTGCTTCTTTGCATAACAACTCAAGCATCTCTATTTGCTGAACTGTTAAAAATTTAATCAACATTTTTGTTGCTGGGCTCATCTTTAGCGGTGACTGCCTTATATCTGTTCCAGGCATTGTTGTTCTATCGTCACTAGTTGCACACAAACTAAGATCAACGCCCTCTGTAGTTACACTAGCATTGACTCCATAAAACCTATATATTTGTGGAAGATTGATAATTATTTTATCTGGCTTTCCAAACCTTTTTATATATTCAACAACCATATAGATTATTTGAATGATGCTTAGGCCAGGAAATGATATGTTAAAGTATCCACTACACTTGGTTTGTTCAGATATTTTGTTGTATACCTTTTTTGCCCAAACTTCATCTTCAAATAATCCGTCACCCCATGTAACAGAACATCCAGCAAAAAGAATATGCTGACCATCATGCTCTGATGTAAAATCATCACACCTATATCCAAAATTATTAAATCTTGATATTGTTTCTTTTGCCCATGGATAAGTCTCTCTATCTGAATACTCAACATTAAGAATGTCATTGTTTTCATCAGCAATATTAACAATGGTGTGATGTAAATATCCAACAGTAAATGGAATGAGATCTGCTAAACCATTTTCTGGTTCAAAGTAGTATTGATCTCCTTTAGGAATACTGTGTCTGAAAGGTGCAATTGGCATTAGTATATAAACTCTTTCTTTTTCAACTTCTTTTTATTCTTAATCTTCCATATTTTAAATCTTATTTTCCAAATAATAGATTTCATGTTACTCCTGACCGTTTGACATAATTGGCTTTGCCATATTGTGATACCAATGTGGCATAGCATAACGAGATCCATCTGTAACCTCAAATACTTCGTGTACGTAAAGGAAGTTTGATGGGAAAAATACAATGCTTCCAGCTTCAGGCTTTATCTTTACTCCAGACTGCCTAAACTCAATCTCTCCGCCATCATAATTATCATTTAGATACATCACTGCAGAAAGGACTCTGCTAGATATACCATGGTCCTGATGTGGAGGAAGATGCCCACCACCATCATATCTTAGTAACGTACTTCCTAGCTCTTCAGACTTTATGTTATTTTTAGCAAACGGATATATTGAACAGTAATGTTCAAATGCCCTATCTAGTGCACCAAATACAGTATCTCCAAGCTCCATCATTTCGTCTTTATAATAACATTCTGGAGAGATATCCCTTGATCTAAATATATTTTTTCTATAGTTAAATGGTTTTGGCATATGTTCATCCCACCAAGGCTCCCAACCATCTGCCTGAGCAGTCTGTGCTCCATGCTCTTTTGCTTCGACACGTCTTGCAACATCCTCAGCCAAGTCAATAACTTTTTGTGGGTTATCCATAACGTTTGTATAATATACAAGACCTAAATCTAAAACTTTAAAGTCCACGCTCTTCCTCTTCCATATCGTATTCAGCTGCTGCATACCCAAGATAGTCATCTGGCTCAACCATATCTGGGTCTGCATATTGTGGATCACTAGTTAAGCAAACCACAACAGAAAATCTTTCTCCAGATTTCATCTCTGAAATTCCGTGCATATATTCTCCACCAGCTGATGGAAAAATAACACCATCAAGGTCTACTGGCTTATAGATAAATCCTTGATTTGGAAAGTGAAGGTTTGCACCAGTAAATTTTCCACCAGGATACAAAACTGCACTCCACTCAATCCATGGCTCAGGGTCAACTGAGTCAGTGTGTACTCCGCCAGAGTATCCAACCTGTGTTGTATAGTTCATAAAAACTTTATAAACATAAACTGGATTTTTAAATCCATAAAGCTCTTTAACATATTCAGCAGCTTTGCGTCCATACTTCTTATTCAAGTATCTTGTATTTTCGTTGTAAGGAAGAGCTGTGCCACCAAACCTATCCTTGTAGTATTCTGGAAATGGCTCAACCTTAGAAGGTTTTCTTGCCTCATCCATGTAGAGCTGTGCATCGTTTGGCTCTATAAAATTATTAATTATCTTTATACTATTCATTAGTAGATCGCCTTTACTCCAACTATAAATCTTCTAGCATCAACGCTGTGCATGTCAAGTTTGTATGGATCATAGCTGACATCGTTAGTCTGATATGGAAGATAGTTAATTGATTCTGGATTGATATTATATGAATTTATGAATGCAAGTCTTCCTTGCTCATTCATTTCATACCTTTCAAGATCAATACCCTTAATAAGTCCAACAACTATATTGTAATTATGTTCCTTTGACCAAATACAATATTTATTTTCAATTGATCTTTCTTTATTATCAGACATCATACTTGATGGCATTGAGCAAATCTGATAACCCTTTGATAGAAAAGCAATAGATAGATACTCTTGCTCTCCAGCATACTTCAAAAAATCTGGGTAGCGAATTTGATTGAAAGCTTCACTAGATCCAAATATAAAATTTCTGTCTATAAAGTTAGTGACCTTATAATTATCCCAGTCTGACCATTCTGGCTTTATGTCAAATAGGTTTGGCTGAGTTACTTCAACTTTTCCAGCACCAGAAATAATAGTTGGAACATCCTGAGACTCAACATATTGCACCAACTCCCTATCCCATCCGTCAGACAAAGTTATGTCTGGTGATATTAGACAAATATAGTCTGCACCCCTCATATCATGAAGCTTATTATGACGTGCTCTACAATGACCAGCTATATCATCCCAAATCTTGTGGTCATAAGAGCAATACTCTTCTATGTCCTTGAAGTCATTTCTATGATCAATTGCGTTTTGGTCAAATATATTAAACCTAACTTCATGGTATGACCTAGACTTTATATCATCTACCATGGCCCTTAGATTCTTATCTTTATAGCCCACTATGATTACAGCAATTGACTTAGTCTGATTCATCATGCTTTACCTCTTTAAACAATTTGCCAGCAAGACCAAAGATCTTTCTTCTCCATGCAGTTTCTTTATAGTAACCATATAGTCTTGATCTTCTGTTTTCTGCCCTGAACCAATGTTTTTCATGTGCCTCTGGCGTATGATCTGTCTCAAGCTCCCAGTTATCTCTCTTAAATGGTATCATTTGAAATATTGGTGTGCCCTTTGGAATTACCCCACGGAAGCCACGCTTAAGGAAGAATGCAGTAAATACTGGAAGCCCCCAAATATCTGCCTCAACGATTCCTGACAAGGTGTAGAAGGGCAAGTCGTGCCTATTCATTGGATGAGTTATTAATACAGAATATCCTGGTGGTGTTTCGTAGTACCAGTTCATTCTCCAGCCATAGTGAATTGGATGGCAATTATCTGGAAGGGGAACATCAAAAATTGGCCTTGTGTCAACTAACATTACATCACCATTCCAATACAATATTGGGTGTCCATTTTCATCCATATCTACATATAGATCATCTTCAAGACAGTATTGGTAGCCAGCAGTTAGTGCATCAAAATATGGCATACACATTTTTGTAGACACCATTGCACCATCATTGCCAATGTTATTTTTAACCCCAAGTGTTGTGTCGTCATTAGACTTATCAAATCTTGCCAAGTGACGATACCACTCTGGAACATGCTTAGCAGCTGGTTCTGGTGGATACAACACAGGATGTCCTGGCTTCTGTGGGTTGCCAGGTACAAATGTAATCTTCTGTGTTACATCCTTAGCCATTACTTATACTCTTTACGGCTTCTAAACTTATTCTTATACCCATTACTAAAGGTACTACGCAAACTGTGACGCTGAGGAATGATGTCCTTCTTGGTTGCTTCATAGCTCTCAATCTTCATCTGCCAGTCTTCTCTCTTAAAAGGAATTACCTGAGCGATTGGCGTTCCTTGTGGGATTACGCCCTTGAAGCCTTTTTCTACCCAGAACGAGAAGTGCCCATCAGTAGCAAACCCATCTGTATCTACAAGTCCTGCCACAGCAAACAGTGGAGATGTATCGCCATGTAGCGGTTGCATAATTAGTGTGCTATAGCCCTTTGGTGTCTTTACCATCCAGAATGGCATAATTCTTAGAAGATCTTGGTGCCACTTTTCTCCATAAGGATATTTTTCGTACTGTCTACGTTCATGCGAAGCGAACATATCACCCTTGAACTTTGACATAGCCAAAGGAATTTGCCAAGTAAGCTTTTCTCCAGTTGCATCTACAAAGACATCCATAGGAAGTCTTAGCGTATATCCTGCTGTAATTGCATCAAAAATTGGCATACACTTCTTTACAGTGCTTGCAGGCTGACCTGTCTGTGCCATCATTTCACCTGAATCAATTGATCCTGGTGTATCCTTGTACCACTGTGGTAGATTCTTAGATCCTGGTGTTGGCTCTGGTACGAAACTTTCTACATCATCATTCAATGGGTAGAACTGTATTATATTTGTCATAGAATTCCTTTACTCTTTCTACTATTATATCACTTGCATAAAAAACTATGTCGAACATAGCTGATTGTCTTGGTATCTTGCCAAAATCTGGACTAACCATGTGTGGGCCAACTTTCCTAAAATTAAAAGGAACAAACGGAGGCTCTACATATTTTACTGATTGATCTATCTTGGCAAACCTATGTCTAATCGGATAAGTATTAAATGGTGTAACTATTGGAGATGGCTCAATAAAAACTTCAACGTTCTCATCTATTATCCATGGAACATAAAATTTGTAGGTTCCATCAAAACAATCCTGTGCTTTTAGATCAAGTTTAGTATTGTAATACTGCCTCATCCAAGGTCTATCTCTATTTATAAATCCTTCGTGCTCGTGGATTAAAAGAAACATTTCTGCATGGTTGCCTTGGCGAAGTCTAACTATATTATTTTCAATACTAATAAGCTGTGGTGGTGGAACCAAAGCTTCTACGTATTTATTAATAGGCTTGATTACTTGATCTAAATATGGACCAGTTCTTATTCTATTAAAGTTCATCCAGAATTCGGGTATGCCAGACTTAAAGCATATGTCCACAAACTGTGGGTCTTTGGTGTCATACCATACTGTAAATGTTGGTGCTTCACCAGTTGTTATCTGAGGCTTTTCCATATCCAAACCTTTCTAAGTAACAAGTATACCACTTTTACTGGTGATTTGCACTCTCCCCTGGATTCGAACCAAGATTCCCAGGGCCAAAACCTGGTGTCCTGCCATTGGACGAGGAGAGTCTAGAAAGCATTGCCTTCTATATAATGATATACTATTTTTTATGGGATTGCTGACGGTTGGATGTTTTCATCTTGGGAATAAATTAGACATATCTTTTACTACAAGAAATGCTATAGACTCTGCAGACTTGCTAGTTATAGAAAATAATGTAGATCATAGATTTAGCTATAAGACAATGCTAGAAGACAACATGGACATATTCTTTAATGATAATACAAACAAAGATAGGGTTATTATTGAATACAAAACAGCTATGTTAGACTTACTACCCGAAGCTGAGATATTTAAAAGATACCTTAGTGAGGGCAAGAATGTTGTAATTCTAAGTGATGAGGGATCTCCTTTGATAGATGATAGTGGAACTTTGGCAATTAAAATGGCTAGAAGTCTTGGACATGAAGTTAAATTCTTACCTGGACCAGTAACTCCAATACTTGTTTATTCTAATGCTTTTAAATTTATACTAGAGTTTCCACATTTAGTTAATGGATTTTGCTTTATTGCAGCAAGATCACATGATGAAGAAAGTTTAAACAAAGTTAGAAAAGCACTTGATGCAGGGATTAGTGTTGTCCTAAACTTTACACAGACTTGGGAAAACTCTAGATTAGATCTTTTATTTGGAAATAGAAAAGTAATTCTTTGTCTTGACTTAACCCTAGATACTGAGAAGGTTTGGGTTTCTCAGCTTAGCAAAGTTAATACTTACACATCTAATGGTGGAGTTTTATCTATGCTTCTTTTACCAGACCTTGCATAACTTGTAGTCCCAAGGGGAATCGAACCCCTCCCACCGCCGTGAAAGGGCAGCGTTCTAACCGATAAACTATGGGACCCTGGAGCCTTCTGTCAGGATTGAACTGACGACCTACGCATTACAAGTGCGTTGCTCTACCACTGAGCTAAGAAGGCGTGGCAGGGATAGTAGGAATCGAACCCACATCAACGGGTTTGGAAGCCGTTGTGTTACCATTACACTATATCCCAGTGCTCCTCACAGGAGTCGAACCTGTAACACCTAGATCCTAAATCTAGTGCCTCTACCAATTGGGCTAGAGAAGCATTTGCCAATCGTGGTCACCTTTTGGTTAAGGAACTATTCCCATTGGCTGTTATACCTAGTGGATTAGCAGAGCAATCTCCATCGGGCTGAATCCCTTCGTATGATGCGTCCACAGAGTAGGTTTCGGTATAACAATCTCCACATAAGTTATTCAGACTTATGCTTCTGAGCGATCCTGACCAGACTTGAACTGGCGACCCCTACCGTGACAGGGTAGTGCTCTAACCAACTGAGCTACAGGACCAAAAGTGAGTAGGTGGATTGCCTTTTACCACCAGTGCCTAGTCAATACGGTTCTCAAGTACCGCTTTGAGCACACCTACCGTTTGTCCGCTAAGACGATCCGCTAAGATCCGATAGTACCTTATTCCCCCCATTTGACTTTAGGAATTATTCGGTCATACTCCACACCAACCGTCATTGATGTGTTTGCTGCCCCACCTGGGATCGAACCAGGGACCTGCCGATTAACAGTCGGACGCTCTGCCAGCTGAGCTATAGGGCATTAGTGATGGGAGAAGACAACGCCCATCTCGTCAGAGTAATTACCTCACGCAGCCCCCTAATACTTTACCTAGGAATATTAACGAACTTACGGTCATGCTCTCTATTTTGTTATAATACTATGGTATCACAAACACAATACCTTTGTCAAGCTTCTCAGACAAATATTTTGTAGCAACTGCAACATTTGCAGATGAAGTTGTCTGCGGAACAAGTCCAAAGATATTTGACTTGTATGAAAATACGTTTGCTGGTAGTGAACCAACCATATCAGTATTGATATCACGACTTGATGATGGGATATAGGCACCACCAACACCAGAGCCAACAGATACGGTCTCAGTAATGCATGCTGGATATGATACTGGCTTTGATGCTCCGTTATTTCCAGTTGCAGCAAAGAAAGGAATGCCAGCACTCTTTAGGGTAGCAATGCTTGTACGAATCTGTGGATCAACTACCGCAATGTTGGTTAGTCCAAAATTAGAAAGCTTACAGTCGCCAATCTTTGTCATGTTGCCACTAAGACTATATGAGAATGAAACTGCACCAACGGTTGCTTTGTTTGCCTCTACCCACTTAAGTGCCAAAAGTAAAGTATTGCCAGACACGCCAGAAACAGCACCCTTAGTTGATACATCTGATGCACGAATAACTGTAAGACTAAGTGTTGGATTCTGCTTTAGTGCAATCTCAGCCATTGCTGTTCCATGGTTGGATGCGTCAGATACTGACTTTGAGATGGCTCCCTTATTCAAACACTTGTCAGATGCAACACAAACCTGAGTTACAGATAATGGCAACTTGGACAAATCAAAATAGCTGTCAATGATAACAAGTGATTTTGTGTCTGCCTGTGCTGGTGTTGCGAATGATGCAGCAAGTAATGCTGCAGAAATTACTGCATAGATTGTTTTCTTCATACCCTTTTGTCTCTCTATTCTTTGATCTTAATTACTGGGCAACACGGATCTCCACCGTCTTCCCACTCTTGTTCTTCTTCTTCTGTCATGTATGGATCACCGTCATGGGTGTAGCAGAATGGTTCAGTTACCCATCCCTTTTCAATACCGTGTTGTAGCCAATCCCACAACTCATCAAAGTTTTTATCTGTCATATAAATATAATAACACTAAAGGCTGACAATGTCAACTTGACCACGACAACTTGGTGAGAATTTTACTGCTGCCTCAACAGCTTTCTCGACACGCTTCTTTGGATCTTTAAGGTGTTCTGTTGTAAATAGAGATCCATATGCATATGATGCACCAGAACCCATAGCAATGTAATCTTGTGTGTATTGGTTTAATGACATATCAACAGCATCATGTTCGTATATCTTACCCTTAACAGCAATGATCAGTGCAAAGTCTGAATCTTTTCCTGTATCTACCCACCAATTTTCATAAAATACTTTAAGAGACATTAAGAAGTCAGTGTACATAAATTTATCTAAATCGCCTTTGGGTGCTGGTGGCTTAAAGTTATATCGCATTCTATCGCCATCCATTGCACCACAGTAACCAAACAGGTACTCTCCAGTTTTCCAAACTTTGGGGGATGTTAGTGTCATAATTACATCATCAGTGGATGCAGCACGTTCACCTGCCATAAATATTTTGTCATCTTGACGGACTACAGCAATACAGGTCATGAAAAATGTCCCCCAGCTTTCTGTGTTTTAGGTACATACCTATTATACATGAGCCAGGGGACATTGTCAATGACTATCGATAATGTCTACTTAACTTGTTTCTTATCGACTGTTGCAAAAGCGTCATTAATTTCAGCGATTGTGAGCTTGCCATCGTCAAGAAATGCTCGTGCAAGCTTTTCTACGACTGTGGCTACGCCCAACAAACCTGCAAGAAATACTGCCTGTGCGGTATCAATACCTACGACAGCTCCTGCTCCAAGAACTCCAAGACCATTTGCAGCAAATACTGCAACGATTCTCATGAGAACATTAGACAAGGCCTTCTGACCCTGGGGTTTTGCTGGCACTGTTCCTGCTTCTTTTTTAATTGCCATTAGTCTTCCTCTTCTCTATTTCTAATCGGATAGGTAACAACCCATGCGAACAGGGTTCCTAATATCGCATACCCAACAATCGTTTTGGCACTACCATCAAGGACTACCCAGGCAATAAACATGCCAAGAAGTGTCCATAGCTGGTCTACCATATCTTTAAAGAATTTAACCATTTGATCTCCTCATATTGTTAGACCCACCAGTAGTACCACCAGTCGTTGCTACTGAAGCTGCATTCATTGCTGCACCTGCAGCGACAACAGTTGCTACGACCATGTGTTGAGCCTCTTCTCTCTCAGCTGGGCTCATATCTGCACCAATAGATCCAAGGGCAGCAATAGCTGCTCCAGGATTTGACAGCAATTCCCCTACGAATGCTGCTGGGTCAGAAATCAATTCAATGTTTGCTGCTACTGCAGCAGTGATAACTACGGCATTTCCATTCTCATCAGTTCTAACATCAACTGGTGTTTGTGGTGGAAGATCAGAATATGAAACTCCAGCTGCCTTAATATCTTCGCTTGACAATGCCTCTCCTGGCTTAAGGTCTTCTACTAGAGATGAAACAATTGCTTCCTTCTCTGCTTCTGTAACTACCCCGTCTGCCTGAGCATCATCAACAATGTTTTCAGTTTTTGCTGCTTCTTCAGCAGCTTTTTCTTCAGCCTCTAGCCTTGCTTTTTCTTCAGCTAGTCTCTCTGCTTTTGCAAGTTTTTCTGCTTCTATTCTTTCTGCCTCAAGCTTTGCAGCCTCTTCTGCAGCCAATCTTTCTGCCTCTAGTCTTGCCTCTTCCTCAGCTTTAGCCAATGCTTCTGCTTCTGCTTTAGCTTTAGCCTCTGCTTCTGCAGCAAGTCTTGCCTCTTCTTCAAGTCTTAGTCGCTCTTCTTCTGCTGCTTTAGCTTCTGCTTCAAGTCTGAGTCTCTCTTCTTCTGCAGCTTTTGCTTCAGCAGCTAATCTTTCTGCTTCTGCCTTTGCAGCTGCTTCTGCAGCAGATCTAGCTTCAGCTTCTAGCCTAAGTCTTTCTGCTTCTGCCCTTGCTGCAGCCTCTGCTGCCAATCTAGCTTGCTCTGCAGCTATGGCAGCTTGTCTAGCAGCCTCTTCTGCTGCTGACTGCTGTGCAATAACAGTAGACAAATTACTAACTGATCCACTTGCATTTTGAACTGCTGAAACTGCAATTGCTGACAAGTTAACGGCTGTTGCTATTGCCTGATTGGCATCTTGAATTGCAACTTCTTGTTCGGCCTGTGCTGACACAACTGCCTCTTCTGCAATGGCAACTTCAGATGTGACTGATGACACTTCGGCTAATGATCCATTTTCAATCTGAATTAAGCTATTTAGCAATGTGTTGCTAGATTGTAATTGATTGTTTGCATTTGCCAAATCTTGAACTTGTTGTTGTGTAGGGCTTGATGTGGTTCTAGAAAAAGCTGTTGTAGGAACTATTGACCAACTACCACCCTGAGTCCACATAAAATGGACATTTGCTCCGCCACCATTTTCGTAATAATATAATGTCATTGGTATTGGCTGGCCAGCTTGTACGTTATATGTGATTGCAGTTCCACCACCACCTTTGTCATACCAGTCATTTATAACTGTTTCTCCATTTAGTTTTAGGATAACGCCATCGTCTGCTGGAGCATAAAGGCCAATTGTTCCAGTATATTGAGATGTAATGTTGCCACTAAACTTAACAATAAAATCTTCTGCTATCAGATTGAAGGCTGCTCCACTCCCCCAGTCAAAACTGATTTGTGTTACGGTGGTTGTTAATGTTGGTGATTTACCAATCTGTTCTGGAAGTGGTGGGGCATTATTGTATCCACCCATATTATAAATTTCTGCTTTGAGTCCAGAAGACAGGCCTATTGTTTGATTAATAGCAGTCTGTACGGATTGAACATTTTGAATGTCTGTTGCAACTACAACTTCTTGTGCATCAACATTTGCAGAAGCTTCTGCTAGATTTGCTGTAGCATCGACTAGGTTCTGCTGAGCATTATTTAAATTGGACTCTGCTTGAGTTACTGTTGCTGTAGCACCATCTACTACAGAAATCTTAATGTTGGCTTGCTCTACAGCTGTCTCTGCAGAATCTACTGCATTGGAGGCAACCTCAATTGCCTGTGTCGCTGTAGTAATTGCTGTAGAGATTGCTTCTGTTACTGATATTGATCCTGAGCTTTGTACCGCTGATTCCATATTTTGAGAAACAATTACTAGGTCAGTATTTGCTGTTTGTAGCTGAACAACTACTGTTGACAAATCCCCCTCTTGAACAACAGTTACGGTAGCAGAATTTACCACTTCATCAGCTGATGCAGCAGCAAGTGGCCACAAGATCATGGCTCCAGTTAGGACAAATAGGGCAATTACTGCCCAAGACTTCTTCAAAGTAGGGGTCTCCTTTGTAGGGGTAGAAGCTTAACAAAATAATTATATCACGCTTTGATAAAAGTAAAGGGGCACCGAAGTACCCCAATACCTTATCCGATCTATTTAATTAAGAGATCTTTAGTTCACACGCATCTGTTGTGCAGTATGCCTCTCCCTGTGCTTCAAGATTGTCTACGCCATCATAGATAGCTGACCAGTTAATCTTTTTGACGGAGCCTACGTAAGAGTTGTATTCCTCTTCTGTGATCTCTGTGTATGGTTGCTGTGGATATACTGTGTTACCCATTGGCAGGAATGATACAGCTTTTAATTGCCCCTCATACATATTGAGAACTGATGCAATGTGCTGCTTTTCTGTTTCCTTGTCAAATGATAGAGTTACAGAAACTCCATTATCTGACCAATACTTTTGTGTAGTTGCTGCAAGACCAATCTTTTCAAATAGTGTTACTTGCTTTTCTGCTCTCTTCTGTCCAGATGCAATAGGGAAGTATACTACTGAAGTGTTAGCTGACACTAGGTCATCTTCAATCTTATACCCTGCTGCTCTGAATAGGTGCATCATTGGATCGTTATTACCAAAACGAATTGCACGTAGGTAGAACTTTCCTCCAGGTCCCCAGTGAACTCCAGGAGTTGCACCAGAAAGAATTGATACAGAGCCAGATGGCTTAACAGTTGTTACACGAATTGATTCACGAACACATAGCCATTCTGAGTACTGCTTGTCGTAGAAACGAATCTTATTGTACCCTTCGTCCATCCACTCACGAACAGTTGGCAAGCCATGGTCATCAGCGAACGAAGCGATGCCAGTTAGAGAAGTACCAATACGGCGGTTTCTCTGCATAATGCCGTTTGTCTGCTGCCAGTGTGTTGGAAGAAGAGTAACAGTTTTGCCATACAAGTATGCAAACTTTAGAGTGCGTAGGAAGTCTTCCTTTGACTCGTGGCGGTTTAGGTGTACCTCAACTAGGGTACATAGTTCGTAGGACTCCAGAGGCTGTTCTGCACATGGATTAAAGCCCATTACACGATAGTCCTTGCCATCTGCTGGATCAGCCAAGCGACCATAGTTACGTGCAACATCAAGCCAAATAAATCCTGGCTCTCCATTGTCTGCAATGCGGTCTACATATTTTGAGTAATCCATTCCAACAGTTGCTGAGATAGAGTTATTTGACATCCAGGCCCATCCTGGGTTCTCTGGGTCATACGAGTTACGCTCTGGGAATGCCTCTGCATTCTTTAGGTTTAGGAAGTCTTCATCTCCATCAACACCCAGTGCAAGGGTAGCAGAGCGTCTTACGTTACCTGCAACAACACATGTACCAATAAGGTTAATGATATCAACAATAGCACGTGAGTCTAATGTCTCTCCAGCTCTTGATCCAACTGCCTTACGGACTCTCTCATGTAGATCCATAAGTGGCTTAGGTCCTGAAGCAGTTCCTCCAAAGCCCTTGATAGGAGCACCTTCTGGTCTAATCAATGAATAATCAAAATGCTGAATATTCTGGTTTGGACGCAAGAATGAATTGATCAAAAGTCGTACTGACTCTACCCATCCTTCACGAGTGTCTGGAATTTCATAAGTCACTGTAGGCTCTGTAGGGGCATAGATTGGGAAATTCTTATCCTGTCCTAGGGTATCGAAGCCAACGCCAATACCAAGCATTAGAGCGTCCATGACCCAAGCAAATAGGGCTCCTGGATCATTCTTGTCCAAGTCCTTTGTAGAAACAACTGCACAGTTCTGAAGAGCAGCTGAGTTACGCTTTTCCATAGTCAGAGGTGTTCCAAAAGACCATAGTCCACGTCCTGGTGGTGTCCACTTGAGGTTAAACATTCTATCGAATGCTTCCTGTGCAGACTTCTGTGCCTTATAGTCATTCCATGGTAGGCGGTTTTCCTTAGCGTGATTCTTCTGAACTGAGTACATACCCTCAATTACACGGCGACATACTTCGTGCCAACGCTCTTTGGTTCCGTCTTCCTTTACTCTTGAATATGTTCTAATAAAGGTAATCTCTCCAAGTGAGTTTGAACCTACGTCCTTAAATCCGAATGGTGATTCTGCTAAAGAATATTTATCAATAAACTCATCTGTGAGTTTGAATGAAAAGAAATCTGACATTTTGTACGCTCCTAAAATAATGTAGAAGTTAATTATAGCATAGTGTTTTTATTTTTGTAAAACTCTCCTTCAAGTAATGCTTTAGAGTTTTTAAAATAACAAAACGGTAACAAAAAAGGGACCAGTTTCCTGGTCCCCTTAGTGTTAAGCATTAATTACTTAAGTGTTGCAACCTTAGCCTTTGGGAACTTCTTGTTCCACTTTGCAGCAAGTGCATTGTACTTTGCCTTTGCAGACGCAGTGTTCTTAGCCTCAGCAATAGCCTTTGCCTTCTCAAGCTCAAGCTCTGCCTTTACCTTTGCAAGTTCTGCCTTAGTTGCATCGTGTGCAACCTTTTCTGCAGCAAGTTCTGCAGTCTTAGCAGTTACTTCTGATGCAAGGTCACGAACTGTAACGTCTAGAATCTTCTGTCCTGCTGGAGCATTAAGTCCAGTAACAGCAGATGCTACAGTTGCAGTTGCAAGCAAGCGTACAGTTCCTGAAGCAGGAAGAGTAATTTCCTTAGTCTTTGAACCAAGAGTTGCTGTTGCAGTGTCTGTAGTTAGAGCGTATGTGTCGTTTGTAGTGCTTGTAGTAACCTGAAGGTTAATAGTTGCACCACCCTTAGCGTTACCGAATACATCCACACCACGAACGGTTGCAGTGTATACAGTACCAGCAGCACCAGTTGCAGAGCCAGCAAGTTCAATTGCGTTCAATGCACCAGCAGTACCTTGGAAGTAGTATGTAGTTGTGTTTCCACCAACAGTTACTGCAACAGAACCAACTGCTGTAGTTGTAGTGAATACAAAAAGGTCAGCAGATGTACCAGTACCAGTTGAAACTGATACAGATGATGAACCTGCAGAAGCAGTTACTGGAGCACCTGCAGCAGCAAGTGCAGTAACGATCTTACCGTTAGTTGCGACAGCAGAAACAGTAGTTCCAGTGTCAAGGCCTGTTAGGGCAATCTTTAGTGCGTCTGTAGCATCTACAGAGTTATCTGCAGGAACTGGTAGAGCGACTGGTGCTGAAATAGCAGTACCGCCAGTAGCAGCAGAACCGCCAACTGTTAGAGCAGTAGATACTGCAGCACTTGCAGGTGTTGCGATTACTGATGTTGCAAGGGCAGTAGCTGCAACCACTGCGAATGCGATCTTCTTAATTGAAGTCATATATATATTCTCCTTATATCGTTTATATTAGTTTTAATCTATCCAAGTAGTCTTTAACTTCTTTTGGCATAGGTTTATATTGTAGCACAGGCTCCTTAGCCTTGTCAAGTTCAGTCTTGGGTCTATCTCTGAATGTATGAATCTCTACTTCAAGGTTTAGATCCCTTGGAGTGTGACTTATAGCACCAAAAATGGAACCACACACAGCGTCAGCCAAGTCTTTTGAGAGTTTTCGTGGGTGGTCTACATTCTTACCATTCTTAGTAATCTTTAGCTCTGTGAGTTCTTCGAACAAAAGTTCGATTGCTGGCATAGCCAATCTATCCTCATAGATGAGCATAGCCATGTCCTCATAGTGCTTTTTACCTACAGAGACAGTTTCTGTTCTCATGCCCACCTCTGTAAGTTCCTTCTGAATATCAAAAGACTGCCATCTGTCAAACGACACCATTCCGATATTAAAGCCTAGTCTTCTTAGGTTCTGAATCCATTGCTTAACTTCTGATAAGTCTACAGGACCTTCAATCTTTGGCTCCCACCAAGCAACTGCATCTACAACAACAATTGGAGATACTTGCTGGTAATCTTTAATTACCTGAACATTTACCCATTTATCTACGTGGGCAATTGCAACAGCACACTTGTCATGTCTCTGTGCAAGGTCAGCATGAACATAATAAATCTTGTCTGGGTCTGGCTGGAAGGCTGGCTCAAATCTTCTAAATTGATCAAGAGGATTCCTGATGCTCATTGAGCTTCTTACCTTATCACGCTGTCTAAAGAATGCATCTGTCATGTATGTAGGTACACATGCAAAACGCTGCATTGCATCTCCCATATCAGTAAAGAATGAAGTTTTAAAATCATCAATCTTACGTGTTGGATTTACTACCCATGTAGGTCTCTTTAGTGCAAACACTCCTGGATATTTATATGATACAACCTCATCCTCATCCCACTCAATTTCTAGTGAGTTACCTTCGGCATCTGCAGGAAGATCTTCATTCATAATAAACTTATGTGTCTTGTGGATAACATTCTTGTCTGCAATAACATCATCATATCTCTGGGAGATAAAGTCCCCAGGAAAACGAGGAAAAGATAGCAGTGCTACCTTGCCAAGGTCAGGGAAGCGAGAATCTACAGAAGCTCGGAAAGCTTTGTAGATATTATCTGCAGTCTTACCCTGTTCGTTACCAGTTCCAACTTCTGTAGCAAAACCAGAGATCTCATCAAGCACTGCAAGGATAAGGTTAAGACCCTCATGTGACTCTCGTTCGGAATGACCTGAGTAAACTGTGATGGAGTGATCAAATTCGATAGACTCTGCCTTTGCATTAAACTTTCCTGCAAACCATGGCGACTTTTCAATCTTTGTTTTAAATCCTTTAAAGAAGACGTTCTTTGCTTGCTGTGCGTTAATAGCAACGTTAATGATATCAATGGCATCGCCACTTGGTTTTCCAAAATACCTTGCAGGATCCTTAAGACATAAAAGTTTATATACAATGTACGCACACGCAACCGTTGAAGTAAAGTCCTTACCAGATCCTTTACCAAGCTGAAGAATGACCTCATTCTTTGTATACTTTTTATAATAGCGTCTTCCTTCTTCTTCTCCCAGAAGATCAATCACATCTTCTAGTTTATAAATTTGTGACATCGCTTCTACGATATCATATTGTATCTGAGATAGTGGTGGCTGATTGAGAAAGTCTTCACCTTCCACAAATTCACGGGCATTGACTGGTCTTTCTTTGAAGTTATCAGCCTGTAGGGCATCTAGGAATTCATCAAACATTGTTATTCACAATCACTATTGTTTCTTGATTCTTGCTTAGTCTAGAAAGTCTACGCATAATCTCATCACGAATCTCAGGGTATTCTGATGCAATATCCTTTAGGATTTGGATAAGTGCTTCCTGTCTTTCTTCAATCTCAATCATTTCTTCTGCAAGCTCTTTGTTCTCTAGGAGTCCTGCCTTCTGTAGCATCTCTATACGAGTCTTCTCTAGGTCCATTACAAGCTTAATACCCTGCGTCTTTGCACCAAGGTTAGCAGTTGTTGTTGCCTCGTCAATTACCTCGTAGGCCTTTGATATAAGCTTGCTATAGTGTGTGTCTGCACCAACCAATGCCTCCTTGGCACGTGCACGGATTGCAGCGTTATCTGTTGCCATCTGTCGCCACTCGCTAATATAGCTGACAACAGTTTGTCTTGGAATTGCTAGTTCCTTAGAAATTTGTGTTGGATCGCTGCCAGAGAGGTACTTCTCTACAACCTTATTAACATTATCCAAATGCTCTACTAGTTTATCTTCCATATTTAAAAGCCGTTCTCATTCTTTCTTCATTCTTCAGGACGAGATCTGGATTTGCTTTTTGCTCTTCTGTTAGTGCAAAACGTGCTCTAGTTGGCATATCCAAGTTATCTTCATTCTCTATATAATAGAATACAGCAATACTCTCTCTATTTTCCCCATTTGGTGCAGCAATCATTTCAGGTAGTCCATGCCAGAAATCTCCATCAGTTTGGAAGATTACTGCCCTATTGAATACTGGACTTATGGACACAATCTTTTCCCCTGGCTCTCCATCTTTGTCATCCCAAAAATCTAAACTACCTCCCCAAGATTCTTCCCAATTCTTGTTTAGGTATACTATTAGATTTAGTTTTCTGACTAATCCCAGTTTGGGATGTAGCTTTGCATCTTGGTGTAGGTTCAGTCTTCCATTACTTGCATGTAGATGCATACCACCTGCATGTAGGCCATAATCTGCAACTAATTTGCGAATACCAGTTAGGTCCTCAAGGGTATTTACAAAATCATTAGATACTAGCTCAAAGAATGTTCTATAGAAAGCACCAGGATACCAGTCCCAGTGAGTAGACAGAAGCTTTTCCTCAAACTCAGAATTGTTGCGAGTCAGCCATCTCTCATCTTCATATGTGTAAAATTGATCAGAAAGTTCTTCTGCCAATGCAGGGTCAAAGAAGTTATCAATTACCCAAATATTTGTTGGGTGGTTAATATGTTCAATCTTTGGGGACACTTCTACGACCTCTTTTGCCTTTCTGCGGAATACGCTTAATCCTGTCTACCTGAAAAGATCTGTAGCTATGGCTTTGGCCACGATATAGCTCAAAGCAATCTACCCAGATTGATCCAGTTTCAGTGTTTGTGACTACAGAATCAAACTTAAATTTGAGACCATATTCTCCACTTATCTTAATTATATCACCACGGACAATTTCAAAGCCATCTACATGGACTATGTCTGACCTAACAAACTTAGTCTCTACAAGCTTTACAGAGATTTTTTTTGCCATTAAGCATCGCCCTTAAGCCTCTTGATTTCATCCTGAATGTAAAAGATTGCCTTCTCAAGGTCTTGAATAGTCTTGGTCTCATCCTTAAGTCCTGCTCTCCACAAGTACTTAAACGCATTTCCAATATTAAAGTTTCTATGTCTAGTAATCTGAATACACTCTACGCCACTAGGGTCAGATGTGTAGTGCGGTGGATGATTAACCTGGTCTACAGTAATTTTAAGATCATTAGTCATTTGGGAACCTATTCTCTTCGTTAGCAGTAAATACAAGTCCAATGGTATCTCCTGGAGATAGCATAACCTGGTCAGCACCAGTCTCTGCCCACTTCCAACCAGTAGCAAAGTCAAGTGGGACATTTACATTCTTATATGGCTTTACAAATACAGCCCAGTAGCCAAAGGCTGGTGGCATGTCAGCACATGTCTCTACATACGTTTCATGACCTTCAATATTAATTGGTAGGTCTGCAGCAGGCTTGCTATCTACACGGCAAATGACAGCATTTCCATACTTAGCGGTTCCTTCAATATCAATCCCTGCGTAGTTGAATACATCGATTGCAGACATCTCTCTGTTGGCTGAAACACATTTAGTTGCCTTGGCATTATTATCCAAAACACCATAATCAATATAAACATGCACACAACTATCTGGTGCAATCGCTGGTGCAGCAACCCACAGCCCACCAGCAACAAGTGCTGCAACTACAGCAATCTTAGCAATAATACTTTTCTTCATCTTCTTGATTTCCTTAATCCAAACTTAGCCAAATAAACATAGATAGTCTCTACGCTGACACCACACTCTCTTGCAATGTCTTCTGGAGACTTTCTATCTATGTGGAATCGTTTCCTCAACCACATCTCATTAGTATACAGCTTTGCCATTATTTTGTCAACTTCTCCCAGTTGTTTATAGCATAATGCCCAATGCCAATAGCATCAGCAACGTCATTATCAGTAACCAACCTATCATATTGAATGTTAATATAGTTAATAGTTTTTTCTTTTCTGAGATTTCTCTCATAGGTTTTAAACCAAGAATCACTCTTATCTGGGAACTTTTTCTTAAGATCAAATTTTTCTTCTTTACTTAGTTTTTTATTTCCAATATAGTTTTGCCATGTTATAGGTGCTACTGATTTAATCTCGTTTGCACCAGATATTCCAGCTGCCCCCAAAATAGCACCCTGAACCAATGCCAGATCAGCAGCAGTTTTTGGACTATTAATAAATACTGTGTGCTCAATGACAATAGCATCTGGAGCACCATACTCCTGAACAAAAGCTTTTGTCTTTTTACATGCATCAATTACTTTTTTGTAGGTGGTTGCACCAACAAAGTTAATCTTCCCAAAAGCAACCAAAGCCTTGCCCTCAAATACACTGAAGGCAAAGCTGTTGGTACTAGCATCAATCGCCCAGATCTTCTGTGGCTGGTTTGTCATCAAGGATAAATTTACCATTTGCCATCCCCTTTATCTGTCTCAATATCTTGCTAACTTCTTTTGGAACAATTATGCAGCTCTCACAAGTGGGATCATCGTTATAGATTGACAAAGTAGTATCACAAATTTTGCAATTGCGAATCTTTGTTTTTCTTCTCTCACGCCTTGTTTGCTCATAGCGTAGAGCGATCTTTTCCTTAGTTGCGAGTTCTCTACAACCTACAGAACAATAGATCTGGTAGGATGTAGCTGGTGTGAATTGTGCATCACAGTACTGACAGTGTTTCATCGATTGGCTCCAGAGATTTAATTTTGATTTCTCCCTTGCCAGCCTCTGCACATGCTGCCTGAATAGGACATGTCTTACAGATTTTTGAATTTGAACGGTAGTTCTTTTCTGGTAGGGTTCTATCAACCCATGCCTTACGAACCACTCTCATCCAATCAAAAGCTTGATTTACCCACGATACCAAGTAACTTCCTGGTGTTACCTCTACAGGCAAAATCAGCAAGTCGTGGTTGTTCTTATTCTCATATATAAGAACACCCTTAGTCTTTCCTAGAATCTTCATATAGATTAGTAGCTGAACTAGGTGGCCCTTTTTAGGCTTACCTGCTGCTTTTCTATACTCAAATCCTTCACTAGGCATGGTTTTAATTTCACCAACGATTTCCTCGCCTGCCCAGTTTAGCATTGCATCACCATATCCAAAAATAGGTGGGTCCTGATTTGTAATCTTAAACTCAGTAGTTCTGTTGCCATCATCGTCAACAAAAGCTTTAGCAAGATTAGAATTAAGCATTGCAGTTTGGATTCTGTCGTGAGACAAAGTTCCAGCTGTCATGTTTGCCACACCATAAGCATCAGCATTGTCTTCAAATGTTTGACCATCAAATGCTAGATACCAATATCTTGGGCACTCACCATGCGAGAATGCAATCGTAGATGGTGCAAAAGTTTTCTTTTTCTGAAACTTTGCAACACGTGTAACTGTATATCCCTCATGGATTTTTGCAATGAATTCGTCAGAGTTAATAAAAGTACTAGCTTTTGCTTCGATCTTTTTTAACATTACCTGACTTAGTAAATTTTTAGCCATAATACCACTAGCGAGTTATGTACTTAAGTGCAGCAACCAAGTTATTGATTGACTCTGCAGCTGTGAAGTACAAGTTTTTCTTCGCTCTATCTCCCTTATCTACGTTTGCCATCCAGGTTGCTTTAAAAGACATCTTTGCAGCAATTGCCTGTAGGCGTACTATTTCGATTGTAGCCACATTCAATGGAATATCTGGCTTGACGATTAGCTTTGCAATAAATGTCAAAGCTGTTGTTAATTCTTCATCCTGCATGTAGTCTGCAATTTCTGCAAGACCATTAATCATGTCTAGTGTTGTTTCATTATTCATCTGCAAAGCCTGCAATCTGGCTTTGATCTAGACCAATATCAAATCCTCTAGAATTGTAGATGTCCCATCCCTCTTGAAACAATGGGTGGTTAGCAAGTTCAATTTGGTATGCTTCTCTACCTTCGTAATTCATCAAAGGATCTAGAGGGTTGTCCTCTCCTGTCCAACGATAATTGGTAACTGGGCAATAGTCAAAGCTTACAATCTCAACAAATTCTCCTGGCTTCCACTTACGCTTATCTCTCCAGTGAACCTGATTAACTGCACTAAAGATAATTGCATCTCCAAGCTTTAGGTCATAAGGCTTATCTTCTACCCAAAGAGTCCAGTCATCTACGTTACCGCCAATCATATAGTTGAATGTAACAAGGTTTTCATCTGCATCAAGATGTGGTGGAAGCGATGGAGCCTTTACACCATTGCCATAGATTGGATTATAGTCAATGTAGTTGTAGTGTGTAAGTCTGATCGGATCCTTATGCAAAGGCTTGCAATATGAGTCCATGATATTTTCAATTACTGGTGGACAGTCAAACTCAATTAGCAATCTTGACATGTGGGTAATCTTCTTTGGGTGATATCTAGTAGAGCCGTAATACTCTTCCTGGCTACCAGGAGTTGGTGTATAGTTGGCATCGCCATCCATAAGCCTTCTATTCTTTTCAATCACATCACGAAGAATCTGTACCTCTTCATCGCTGAAAGGCTTTTCAATGTAGACTGGCAGTTCTTTTGTATATCTGTCAAATCCAGTTAGATACTTATGCATCGGTGCTGGGTTAAAAGGTTTCCCAGTATGTGGGTGTCTTTTTACTTCATTATCCATTTTTTTTGTTTTCTCCTTGTATATATTATAGTACAAAAATCGTTTTACTGCTTGGACTGCCACACCTTTAATAGTTCTGCTTCTTTTTCCAGCATAGCTTTCCTATGATCATCTGAGATCTTTTCTGCCCCCACCTTTGAAAAATGACAAAAAATCATTTCAACAAAATCGGAGTCCTTAAAGGGTTTATCCACTCTCCAGTGGATCTGGTGAGTTCCGCTAAACATTAGTCCTTGGTTATCTTTTAAAACAT